GTACGTGGCACCGCCTGAGTTATGCAGCCATACGGTTTGGTCAAAAGTTGATGCAGCTACTAATAACGTAGCTGTAGTACCTACGCTTACTTGTGCGCTAGTTGGCATTTTCTATTCCTAACTTAGTAATTAAAACCCTGACCTTTTCAGGGCTTAAAGCTATTTCAAAGTGCATCTCGTCTTTTCTAGTCCAATCTCCGCCCCAGGTTAGCCCGTACTTTTTAGCCAGGGCACGGATCATAGGCACCTTAGCTGCATCAAACGTACCTACCTTGCCTAAAGGGTGTTTAGTTGCGTTTAGATCTATAGCTGTGCCGCTTGCGTGGTTACTTAGTTTGCCTACCACACCTCTTACGTCTCTGTAGGCATAGCCCCAATCGTCAAAGGTGCCGCCCTCTATTGGCTCTATTAGCTCGTTGAACTCTTTAGCAAAGTTAATAAGCAAGGGCGCTACCTTTTCAGCGCAGCGGATTTTAAGGCTTGTGCCCTCTACCTTAAAAGGCTTTACGCCTATCTCTGCCTGCTCTTTAGATGCTGGCCAGCCGTTGTAGCTAGTCTGCATTAAAGCCCTAGAGCTTTTAAGTCGTCAGCAGTTAAACCAAGTGCAGCAAGTTTTGCCTGTGCTGTTTCTTTTTTGGCTATTTCGTCTAAATAATCCTGCTTGCGTTTAGCAGCAAGTTCTTGTTCTGCAAGATAGATTTTGTATTCAGCGTCAGTCATTTCTCTATCAAGGACTTCATCTGTTTCTGTATTGTGGATTCTAACTATTGGCTTTGTCATTATGAGACTCCGTAAAGTAGGGCTGAACCAGCATCGAATGAACCAGAAGCGACTTTGATTACTATGCTTGAAATCACCGCAGTATCCGTGACTCCGACCGTTGCATTGACAATGTTTAATCGTCCCCCAGATGTCGTTTCGCTATAGAAATTACAATTGATGACTTTTCCATTGGTAGAATTGCAATCATAAAACACGATTGTTCCATTGTTTTTGTTTCCAGTTCCTAGACCATCGTAACCAGCTAAATTGAAATAGACTCCGTTGGTCTTTGCGTAATAAGTATAAACGGAACCATTATTTGAACCGATATTTGCTGGCACATAAATTGATGTTGTGATGCCGTTGATTTGTAAGAAAACATCTTGATCACTAGAACAATCCAGCCCCCGAATAACTAGTTGAAGTTCTTTATATGAATTAGCGGCCACAGAAATTGTTGTGCTTGCACCTGAAAGTGTTGTTGTGCTGATAAGTGTCATACCACCACCACTGGCAGCGGATGCCCATTTAACTTTATATGGCGATACAGTTGTATCTGCCGTAAGTATTTGGCCAGTAGTACCAATAGGCAGATTATCAAAAGTGCCTGACCCTGTGCCTACAATGATGTCACCTGAGGCTGTAATCTCTGTAGCCATAGAGTTAGTTACGGTTACCGTGCCGCTTGTGCCGCCGCCGCTAATACCTGTGCCAGCTGTAACGCCTGTAATGTCACCAATAGGTGCAGCTATCCACGCGGCCCCGTCATAGTACTCAGTACTGTTTGTATCTTTTAAGTAAGAGTATTGCCCCTCTTGTGGTGAGGTTATAGCTGCCGCACGAGCTGCAGATGATGCAAACACCAATACGCCTTGCATTAGGTAGCCGTTAGTGTCAGCTGCCGTAAGTACCTCGCCAGTAGTAAAGGTCTTAAAACCTAATCCAGCTGCCATAGTCCTAGCTCCTTAATAACTTAATACGCCGCTGTCAAGCAAACCGTATATGGATGAGTCTAATATAAAGCCGTCAATAATCGGCTCTAAAGTGGTAAGTGTTGTTTTCCAGCTGTTAGGCGTAATGCTCATAGCTACGCCAAACACCTGCAAAGTCTTAGTTAGCGTTGATCCGCCAGGCTGGTTAGTTGTAATAGTTACAGGATCAAAGTAATCCAGGCTAAGCGCTGCAATAATGCCTAAGTTGTAGTTATCGGTATAAAGGTCTAGCTGAATAGCATCGCATCTAATACTGGTCTCAGCCCTAGATGCCACGTATGCCTGTGCATAATCCAGGGCCACGGCATCGGTTTCCATTAGTAGGTTTTGTTGGTTATAGCTATGGACAAAGTACTTATCTATGCTGGGCTGGTTTATGGCCGTTTGGGTTGTGCCGCCTGTACGGGTAACGCTGGCTGAGTTGTAAACTAAGGTATCGTCAAGGCGCCACACCGCATTGAAGTAGCTAATATCTGTGCCGTTATCGTTAAATACTGTCGGCGTAGCCCCTGTACTGCCAGCCGTCACGTTACGATCTTGAAAGACAAACGAGCCAGCGGCATCTACATACAAGGCCCCGTACTCGCTAATCTCTACAGTTTGCATAGCTGCAAGGCTTGTGCGGGCTGTGCCTGGGTCTGCCTGCATTGTGGTTAGCCCTGCATCAACGTCACGCATAGAGGCGGGCCAGTCAATAGCATCTAGCAAGGCGTTAATCCTTGCACCGCTGAGCTGACCCGCTGAGGTGCCCGCTACGGTACTGATCTGTGCATTTTGTGCCAACCTAAAAGCATCTACCGCTTGAATAGTTGTATAAACCACGTCATTAGCGTTTTTAGGTGTAGTAGTCGTATAGCTAGTAATAAAGCCTGAAAAGATAGGGTAAGTAGTTGCACCGTATGTAGCCGTAATCTGTACTTTACGCATAGGGGTTAGTAAATTGTAATACGGCCCGCTAGGGTTTTGAGGGTTAAAGTCACCGTTTTGGTCAACAATACGCAGCGATAGCGTGCCCGTTTGGAATTGGTCAGCCTGAGCGTTACGGCCTCTAATAGTTTGGATGCTGTCCACTACGTTAGATACGTCCACGATTACGCTGGCGCTATCTGCTAATACGTTTGTACCTAATATGCCAGTATCTAAAATCATAGCCTGAGCAAAGCTAGGGCCAGTACTAAAGTTAATAACAGCGTGTACTGTAGGTACTGTCATACTGCTATGGCCCCTGCGTAGGTAGTTGTATAGCCTCGGCGTGCTATTTCATTAAGAGCATTTTGGACGGCATCTACAATTATATTCTCATCACCTACGGCACCTGCATTTACATTAACTATGACCGTGCCAGCATCGCTCGCGCCTCTGTTGCCTCTACTTTCTTTAAGATATTCATCAACGCTATTAAAACCAGGTGGTAAAGCTACATAATTGGTATCACCTATGCCAGCGCCTCTACGCCCGCCGCGCTCGGTTTCTGCTTCTATAATAGTTAAAAAATCATCTAAAGGACTAGTGCCAAAAGTTGATCCACGGCCTGCATCCCCACCCCTGCCACCTACACCAGGGCCAGGTAAACCTGGCATAACAGGTGTTGGAATTACAACGCCTGGGATAGTCAGCGTAGGAAACTTAAACTTTGCCAATAGGTCTAGTGCAGCTTGTAGGTTAGCCAGGTTAATTAGATCGGTTGACTTCATACCTGCTAAGACCCTGTTTATGTCTAATAGTTTGGCATCTTGTTTCTGTAAAGCGCCTAGTATCTTTAAGTCCTCATTTAACTTAGCCGTAGCCTTAATTATGGCTGCTTCATCCTTAGAGGCTATGGCATCCTCTAGGGCGTTTATATCTTGCTTAACCTTTAAGCGCTGTACGTCATTGGCTATAGCTAGTATCTGTGAGCCTGTAGTGGCTTTACCTAGCGCCTCAGCTTGACCAATTAAAGCGGCGTTGAGTTGGATTTTATCTATATCAAAAACATCATTACCCTTAGATAGAGCTAAGTTTGCTTTGTCTATAGCTAAGGTTAATTGCTTAGCTTTAAGTTGATCCATAGCGCTTTTAGCCTGAGATTTTTGCAAAGCTGCTAACTGTTTATTACGTTTAATTGCATCTAGCTCAGCTTTTTTCTTAGCCGCTGCAGCCGATTTTTGTAGGTCTTGGCTTTGTACTGATAAAGCCATATTACCTGCGCCCGTTGCGGCTACTGTCTTACTACCTGCTCTGCCACCACTTACAATAAATGCAGGGCTAAACGCCTTTCGTGTCTCGTTGCCTGTTAAAGCTGCTACGGCATTACCTACTTGGGTAACAACAGATGCAAAAGATGAGGCAAGAGTATCTATTTTACTGATAAGGCCGTCAACGCCGTCACTACCACTAACTTTAATAATGGCACCTAATAGAGCTGTGCCAATAGTCTCGCTAGCATTAGATGTAGCCACGCCGAGTTTTGCCATAGATCCTGCATAAGACTCAAGAGATGCGGCACCTGCACCTGCAAAGTTTTGCCGTAACTTGGTAGTAATCTGCTCAAAATCCATAGCCTTTAACTCGGCTTGTGTAAGTCCTAAGTTAAGTTGCTTTAAGCCTTTTGTATTGCCTACATACGCTTGGCTCAAAATATCTACAGTACTGGCGTAGTCCAAGCCGCTACCGCTAGAGACATCAAAAGCTAACTTCATTAGCTCTTGTGTTTTAGTTACTGAGCCAGTTACCTGGGCTAGTTGACCATAGGCGGGCCTTAATTGATCATCAAGGATAGCCGTTTGCTTTTCCATTGAGGCTATAAAACTTTCAGCATCTACTGAGGCATAAGCCAAACCTAGATTTTTTAAGTTACTTGCTAGTACCTTTTGAGCCTTTTGGTCATCGGCGGCAGCTTTCATAGATGCCTTGCCATAGGCCAAGACTTGTTTTACACCGTAAGCAATACCTAAAGCGCCAGCTAGGTTTTTTGCGCCTTTGCTTAATTTATTGAGAGCCTTTTCCGCATCGGTAAATGCTTTCTTGCCCTTAAACTCGCTGGCTATATTTACTTGTAAGTCAGTAGCCATAGTTACGCCGCCTTTGCCATTTTGTAGAAAGTTTTGGCTGAGTTATCTATAGCTCGTAATACTGCACCTTGTGCGCGCCCGTTATCCTCGGCCCACGCTCTAAAAATAAGGCGGCCAGTTTGTTTACGTGAGGGGCGCCCTTTCATACCTTTAGGCCTGGCATTAGTCAAAATGCCTGAGGCGTTTATATTATCTAAAAATTGTTGAGGGGCATTAGGGTTAAGTGAGTTGTTATAGCCCTTACGGTATGAGTTGTCTTTCTCCTCATAGTAGTTAATCTCAAAATCTCCTGGGCCGTCTCCACCCGTGCGGTATACAACGCTCTTACGCTTGTAGTTAGGTTGACCCTCAGGGTTTTTACGCCCTGCTGTTTCATAAATGGCACCAGCTGCAGATTTATTAAGAATACGAGCTAAGGATATAAAGCCACTTTTGTTAGGCCTAGAAGGTGATGTAGAAAAGACTATGCCAGCCCTAGCCTCGCGGGCGTTGTATTTTGGGAATGGCCGATATTTTAACGTATCTGATCCTATGGGTTTAGCCCAACCTGAAAGCATATCGCTATCTGCTGGCACATAGCCTCGCGCTACGTTAGTAACGGTACGCAAAGCGTTGCCCATTTCTATGCGTGTTTCTTTAGCTAGCTCAGGTGCATACTTGCGTAAAGCCAAGCGTAGCTCAGCGGCGCCGCTTATGGCTGTTGGCATTTTGCATCTCCTTAGCTTTATCGGTTAAAACCTTTAGCATATTCTTAAACATATCTGCATCAAGGTCTAGTAAATACTGGGGCGCGATACCCGTCTCTACGGCTAGCTGTGCGACCAGGTAACCAAAACTACCGCGCCCCACTATTGCGAAGGGTCATCGTCCAATACCTCAACCTTAGCTAAGGTCTCCAAAAACTCTGCCCCAAACATAGGTACGGTTTGCCCGCTTGTGCGTAAACACTCCCAGGCTAGCCAGTACACATCACTTTGCTTTTCATCATCTCTAAAGGCTTTGTGAAAACCTTTTTTTGCATATAACTCAAAGGCGTACTCAATACGTGGCGTAATCTGATGATCCGATACGCTGCCGTCTGCCCTTGTTATCTTAAGTTTTGCCATTGTGTTAGCCCCTTTTCTTTATTCTCAGCTAGTTGTAATTACGATTGGTGAATTACAGGTAAAGGTAATGCTCTGAGTAGCAATATCTGCAACAGCGCCGTTAATATCTGTAGTGTTATTAACTAGCACAGTAGTGCTGTAAAGCGGGTTAGTTGCTGAAGTTACAGCGCTTGTCTGCTTGAGCGTTAGGGCTACAGTTGTACCCCAGGCAGCTTGCAAAGTTGCGTTTACGTTTGCTGCAGCTGTATCGCTTAAAAAGTCTAGAGTGATAGTGCTAGCCTCTAGACCCTTAACAAACTTGTGAGCTGTATCGCCCATAGCTGTAACTTCTAGCTCATCAAAGGCACGGTTAATAGTTGCGCTTGTTACGTGGTCTGTTAGGGCTACCGAATTAAGGGTAACCTGTACGGTATTGGATAGATAAATCGCCATTGGGCTATTCTCCTGTTGTCTCGGTAGGTGTGTCTTTTGTCTTTGTCTCTTTAACCTCTACTGGCAACTCTTGGCCAATTTTGATTAAAAACGCTTTTTCTTCATCTGTAAGTGCCATTAGTTAGCTCCAGCTCGTTAGTATGCTTATTTGTAAATCTGCCGTTAGATAGTCACCTGCGGCAACGCTTAGTACGCTTGGCGCGCTCACGCTAGTAACATTAAATACGATTGCGCTATTAGCTAGTTTAGTAAACACAGCTACTATTGTGTCCTCTATGCCAATTAGGTTAGAGGCGTTGTCAAACATTGGTACCGTCATAATAATCTTAAAATTAGCCATAGGCGAGATAGTTGCCTGAGAGTTATTGCTTGGCGTGATATATGGATCTGCAGGGGCAACCACCACGCTGCTACTTTGCATTGTGCTGGGCGGGTAGTTAAATACCGTCCATACGCCAGGATTAGCCAAGGCGGCAGCTATTGTGCTGCGTAAGGTAGTTATAGCTGCAGGCATTAGCCGACCATACCCGCAGGTGAAAGATACGGGGCCAAGAGGCCGCGCACGGATGCCATAAGAGTATTGGACATCTTAAAAGGGCTAGGGCTGTAGCCGTCTAGGCTAGTTCCACCGTTTTGTGTACTAAACCGTGAAGTCCAGATATTTTCAGCTAGCATCAAAGCTGCAGCGTTTATAGCTGGGGTATTGGCGTAGGTAGCCGTTTTTGTATCGTCACCTGTCATAGTGCCATAAGGCAGTACGCGCCTAAAGTTTTGATCTGCCGCTACTTTTACATATTGAATAAAGCTATAGCCTTGTGGGAATTGCCAATAGTTAAGCTGCATATTAAATGCAGGCAAGATATTAGCTGTGCCTGTGCTAAAGGGAATTGTGCCCGTGATTGTGTAAGTACCGTTAAAGGTTGAACCAGCCCCAGCAATAGTTACTGATTGGCCCGTAGTAAAGATGCCAGGGTTGGCAACCATAACGGTAGCGACATTAGACACCAACGCGGTACCGACTACGGGCGCGCTGTCAAACCATAAAAAGCCGTTTATTAAATCTTGTGCAGCTTGGCAGGTGTCCTCTATCCACGTATAAGAGTCATAAAGGGTGCCCACGCCTAAACTCGCTTTGAGAGTTGCGGCGGTAACGTAAGTTGCTGGCACTTTTATACTCCTATCTTACTTAGGTTTGGTAAGCCTCAAAGGGCTAAGAGGCCTACCAAACTATTAGTGGGTTTTTATTATGTGAGGTTAAAGCGGCGGATACCACCAGCGATATTAACCATAGTGGCCATATAACCGTAGATAGCGATTTGTACCTGAAGATTAGATACAACGTTAACTGACATATAAGCAGTTGGTGACTCAAAAACTGTGAACGCTTCAGGCGCAATAATAAACGCTGACTCGTCAATAGTTGTTGAAACAACGTTACGGTCAACAAATAGGTCTA